TTTTTTCAAGCAGAAGACGGCATACGAGATTTCTGCCTGTCTCGTGGGCTCGGAGATGTGTATAAGAGACAGCTATACAAATCATACAGCCCTCGCCTACAGGCAAAAGCTGTATACCTTATCATCATTACTAATCTTATTTGCTCTTACGAGATTTAGTCTTTGAATGTAGGCATCCAAGCCCTGTACTCAATCCCTTATCTACTTGACTAAGTCTATCAATCTGCTTCTGGTGCCAGTTTCTACATTGTCCATAGAACTCGCATTTAGGTGTGCAAAATGAAAGACCGAAGTTACGGTTATAGCAATAGTAGTCCATGATTACCTACAATTCATCATTCGCATGATTTCACGAAACCATGACTTGAGTTTGATAGATTCGTAACGGATAGCTCCGTTGTTATAAGCATCCATGATATGCTTGAAAGAGTTCATTTGTTTAGCGTGTTTGATAAGCATAACATTAGGTTTGTGGTCATCAGTGGTTGCAGAGAACTTGTTTGGGCATTGAAGGTCTACGTTATTACTGATGTAATATATCCAGTCAAGCGGGTCATACCAGATTCCAATCCAGCTACCGTTGTATCTAATGGACATGCGATATTCGCAATCCTTGGTCTTTTTCTTGATGAAGTCGGTATCGTCTTCGAGCCATTCATTGTCGATAGCGTAACTTGCATATTCAGTACCATTGATAAGTTGCCCGAAACGAGAGGCGTGTTTATCTTTCTGTAATTCAGGAACGCTAACGTCCTGTACAAGGATATCTTTAGTATCGCCGAACTTCTTAAACTGCCCTTCGTATGGGCGTTCCAAACGGAAGTATTCAAAGTAGGGATTGGTCTGGGTCACAGCATTACCGAGGAAAAATACCTTGACGATTGGATGGTCTGTGCCCGGGCGCGCAATAGTCTCATACAGCTCAAGGAACTTAGTGACCTCATCGTTTAGATACGAGGAGCGCTTGATTGCAATGAACTCATCGAAGATAATCAATTGAACATCAGGGAATGAGTCCGACTTCTGCGTGAAAGCAGCAGACAGCTGCACAGCGTATCCGCATATCTCGCCGTCGCAGTACATCGTATTGGACTCGGCTTTAAGTACATGGTTCGGGAATTCCTTCTGCACGGCAGCGAACAATCGTCCACCTCGTGAGATAGTCAATTTCTTGAGCTCATTTTCCTGACGGCGAACGTAGACGAATTGCCAGTTTCGCCCGTTGCGCTTTTCCTTCAGATGCTTCTCGATTGCGTACTTGAGGCAACCATAGGTCTTACCGCCGCCACGGAGCGAGATGATGAAGTTGAATAGGCAGTTATGGCTCAACGTGTTCTTGATGTTCCAGAACTTATCACCCCTTGTAGCGCAAGATTCCATCCCAGCCCCTTCCGTAGTTATCCGTTGAATGCGTCTGAACGCAAGCGGGCGTGGACCCGCAATTCACGTCCTGATTGTTTCCGATGTACATCTGCGTGTGCAGCGATTCATTGAGCATGATATCTCCGCGCTGCAATTGGCTAGCGCCGAACGAGCGGCCAGCAATCCATTCCCACCCTGCAGCTGTGAAGCCCGCTCGCATATTGCCTGTATACGTGGCATTGATATCGATGCCGGCAGCATAGAAGCCCGTGATGATGAACGAGGAGCAATCATAGCTCATACCGTTCACGTTCTTGAGGTTTCTATTGGTCTGGCTATAGGTGATGTAGTTGTTAGATGCCTTGTCAATACACCACTTGACAGCCGCCTCCACTTTCTCATTTGAGGCCGTTCCTCCTGCACCGTGCTTAAGTCCATCCACGATACCGTTTATCACGGATAGCAGTTTCTGCAAGATGCCCTGATTCCTGTTGAGCTGGTTGACGGCGAAATTGATGTTAGGCGCGGTGCCGTTGAATGCGTGGGCCATCAGTAATCCTCACCATCCCATCGCAGGGGCGAGGTTCCCTGCGGGAAGTTGTTCCCGATATCGGCATTGTAGTAGCGGTCGCATACGTTGAACGACACTCCGTTTGTATACAGCATTCCCGTGACTACGTTCTCTCTGAGTTTAATCTCGCCCTCCGGTGTGATGATTAACTGCTTGATAGCGGTATCCAGATATACGGGTACGCAAATCTCATCGATGGGACGCATGGAAGTCGGCAGGGTGGCGAGCGCCGTGTTCGCTTCGTACCCATTCAGCTGCATGTTGTCCATAAGCTGCACGATACAGTCGAGCGTGAGGATGCAGCAGGGGTTGTCGCACTGCACGTTATCGGACAGCGTCAAGGTCTGCAAGTCGCCTAGCTTATTGTATGGCATATATTCATCCTTAAATGAGATGCCCTCCCAGGGTCATCGACAGTGGGAGGGCGAGAAGGGTGGCATTCAGACAAGGGGTTCACAGAGCTTGCTAATCTCCTATAGACCTCCGCACGTTTCACCGTGAGCAATCGGATAAGTCAGCGAGCCTTTACTTTTCTGGTGCCGTCTCCAATTCTATAGTATCCTGTCCATCACCGTCAACATCAATATTGAACATCATGAGAATCTTTGCGAACGGTAGCTCGGGATTAATCTTGCAGATGTTCTCAATGATGGAGACCAGCTCCATCCATGCGATATATGCGGCAACGATATATGCAATATCCGGAGAGATGCCTAAGCTATCGAACGGTGGCATCGACAGAGTTTTATTGGCGATGATACCGATGAGGAGGAACATGGCCTCACCGATTTTGTTATACATGCCCTCGCGTGCGATGGATGAAGACAACTCCTTGTTTCGCATGGCGGCAACCGTGCCGCATACGATATCCATGATAATGAGGATACCGCACACGATGCTTACGTTAATCATCTCATTTCCTCTCAATAGTAATCTTGTAGTTCTCGCTCTCTAGCGTTTCTGCAGAAGTGCCAGAGCCACCATTCCCACTATCGACCCCAGTGACGCCGCCACCCAAAGACTTAGAATCAGCATATCTCAACCAACTTTCACTATCTCCATAATACACGGAACAGTCCAGATTTGCGTTATATCCCGATAACCGCCCATCGCTGCAGAACTGCCAAGCCACCACGTTGCCGTCCGCATCGGGGCAGTTCCACGATGATGCCTGCGCGAACGTGGGGTGAGCGACCTCGGGATACGATGCCACCCATCTGGCACAGTTCGCTTCCACGCCTCCCTGATTGAATCGCCAGGGGTTCGCGTATATCCAGGGCCAGATTCCCGTGAGGCCGTGGAATTGCCTGACGAACCGGTTTACCCAGTCAACGGATTGCCTTCCCTCCCAGTCGAGGACGGGAATACCGTCATGCAGGTATCCCAGCACGTTGCGGTAGAAGAAGGCCGCCTCGGCAAGCGGGTCGCCGCTGCCGGCGAAGTGGTAGAGACCTCGCAGGAGGTTGGCGTTCTTCGCCTGTCGGCAGTGCCTATCGCAATAAGGGTTCACGTAGGAGGTTCCCTCTGTGGCCTTGACGATAGCGCCCTGAATGGAGTTCGACACGGCTGCCAAGTTCAGGTCGGCTTGGTAGCTGCTTATATCGATGAAGTTAAGCATTACTTTAGTATTCCAATAAGGAAGTTGGCGCTACAGGTGAAGTTAAGGTTTTTACCTGTATCGGAGGAGTCAATCGAGACACTTATTTTGATAGAAGTTGGAGAACTGTAACGAATTTTCATGATTGATTTAGCCGATTCCTTTGAGGGGGCTTCAGCATAGAAGTCATTTAGGCCCAGAAGATTCGGTACACTGATCTCGACCTCGCTGCCGTCATAACCAACACCTCGATTTAGGTAAATAGTTAGGAATCCCGTGTTTCCGTCTGCCGAGAAGCTCTCATTTATGGACAGGTTGCATCCCGATGGCTCTATGGTATTGTTCTGATAATAAAATTTGGTAGGGTTACCGCCTCCCAAAAGATTAAGAACACGCCCGGCAATTGTACCATTGTAATATCCGGTTAGATGCAAATTATCATTTGTGTAGCAACCTTTAGTAAACCATCCAATCATGTTGTCCACAATTACACCGTTGGTAGCGGCATCGTAGCATGGATTTTGCCATTTATTGTAATTCTTTAAGTCGTTATTCCATCGGATATTAGGTATATATACGACAGGAATGCCCTTCTTTGCAATGGGATATAGAAGTCCCATTGTAAGGTTGAATGCCTCATTGATATTGGTGCCTTGGTCATTTACACCGCCGATAAATACAATACACCCGATTTTAGAGTAATCTTCGATTGTCTTAAGATAGTCGTTAATCTGATTGTAAAAGTTAAACGAGCTTGCAGTAAAGGAACATCCGCTTTGGGCCTTATTTACGAGGTTCATACCAAGATATGATGCAAGCTTTGGAGGCCACCTCACGTCAACTCCGGTGTCTGTCTGGTCACTCCAACTGTCACCGAAGACAATCAGGTTCTTCATGGCTTTAATCTCGTCGATTTTACCGGACAGTTTATTTTCCTCATTTTCCGCCCGTGTCGTTTCAGCGCTAATCGCCTGTGCATTCGCGGTGATGCGCCCATCGAACTCCTGCACCTCCTGACGGTACATCTCGACCTGTGCATCGAGGTCTGCGGTACGGAACCAGTAGAACTCATTGGTAAGCTCGATATTCTGCGGAACGGGGCGCTTGGACGCATACGAGGCATGGGTCGCGTCATCCCACGCCACGGTGAGTGCATCATACGAGGATGCCCTGTTCCACTGGATAGGGTCGGCGAACGACAGCACGGCCTTGAGTCCCTTGTAGGTGACTCCGTTGGGCATGCTGGACACGTCGAACGTGACGGTATCCCGGATGGTCGTGGTGGTCTCGGCGAGGGAGGTATCGCTCTTGACGGTCATGGTCTTGGTCTGAATGCTCATATATGCCCCTTAATAAGAGAGTAGAAGTCGGCCGTAGTCCGGTGAGTCCGGGTCGGCCACCATATCGAAGGTTAAGAAACGCCAGCTGGTCGGGATGTATGCCGCGAAATGCCCGTCATCGCTCAGGCCGAACCACACGAACTTGACAATTTGGCCCACCACGTTGATGAGGTTCTCGGCGAGCCAGTTCTTCATGGCCTCGATATACAGCGACGTGTACTGCCCGTTCCTGACCTTCTCGAACTCTGAGTTGAGAAGCTCCACGTCCTCCTTGAGTTGCGCGATATCCCGCGTGTTCGTGCCAACGTATCCCGCAAGCTCGTTGTTGGAGTCGATTACCTCGTTGAGCTTCTCGGCCACCTTGGCGACGAGCTCGTAGTACGACAGCGAGTCATCGAAGACGGCGGGCAGCACGAGCCGGCACCAGTACTGCAATCGGTGAACGGTGGCAGCATAGGTATCGTCCATATCCTCCTCCTTTACCATAGCCCCATGAACAGCGTGGACAGGCTGTCCACAATCTCAAGGTCGATATTAAGCAAAGTCTTGCGGTATGTCAACAGCAACTCGGATTGGCCCGTGTCGTATCCCCTCTGGCTGCGGACCCTGGTGCCGTCGAAGTCGCCCGTATAGCTATCGGCCGATGAGCCGCTCGTCTCGTTCTTGGCGGATGCGCCGTTCTCCGTCGTGCCGTGGTCGAGCGTGACATTCGTCGCGTAGTCCATCGCCTCTATCGCGCCCGCGTCGAGGCCGTTCATCGGCGTGTCCTGAAACACGTTGCGGTCATCCGACGTGCTCTGCGAGGTTGACGCGGTGTCCGTGGAGCGCGTGTCCGACTTGTTGCGGGAGGTTGCCTCGCCGCGCGTCCACTTCTCGGTACAGTCGAGGTTCTTGGACACCATGGGGTCGGTTATCAGCGTCTCGCTCTTGAACAGCTCGTTGTAGTACGGCATAATCTCGTGCATCTTCCTGCGCATGTTCCATGCGAACTGGCCGAGTGTCTCGAAGCCGATTTCGCGCATATAGTAGCGTCGTATGATTTTACCGTTGAGCACGTCGCGGTGGGTCTCGTCGTAGACGGGGTAGTCATCGAGGCCGATGATGCCGTACACGCGGGGCCAGTTGCCCTCCGTGTGCGGGAGGCCGAGGTCGTCCAGGCGCTGCTCGATTGGGAATCGCAGCATGGCGGTATACTTACTCATAGTCATCTCCCGGGACGTTGGAGGATTGCATGCCGGCTGTCTCCACCATGGCGTTTCCGGTTGCGCCCGTGCGGATGTAGGTTCCGGAGCGGAAGTCAACTTGCACATCCAGACCGAACAGCTCGTTAATCTCCCCGCACGCCTGCCTACGCGCGTTGAGCCGCGTGAAGCGCTCAGCCTCCACGTCCCCCATATTGTTCACGACCTCGTCGGTGATCAGTCGCTCCTTCTTGTCCGTGTTGACGTTCTCGATACCCAGGTACGTGAGCGCCTCGTTCCATAACTGGTGCTTGTAAGTCTGCAGCTCGCCGCCCACATACGGCGTGGTGATATCGAAGACTTGGAAGGCATCCAGGTCGAGGCTCCTGTCGCCATGCACCCAGTTGCGTCCCTCATCGACCTCCTTGGCCGCGTTCAGATAGGTGAGTCGCTGGTCATCCGTGCAGCGGATAACTCTCGCGGTGCGCTGCTGCTTGGAGTTGATATCGATGGTGCGCTGCGTCTCGGCGAGGCGGTAGGCGTACTGCCACAGCGTGAGCCACATCGGCACGCGCAGGTAGTTCTGGTAGATGATCACCGAGTTGTCCTCCGTGCATTCGTAGTTGAAGCCGTTGACGGCATAGGCCCGGCGGTCGCGCGGGTACTCATAGATATCCCACTGGCCCCGAATCGCCATGGGCAGCACGGCGTAACCCTCCGGTGCGCGCCTGCGCTCATCCGATTTCAGCGACTCATCGTAGAAGAATCCGACGAAACCGTCCCGGAGGAGCCAGAACTCGAGCATTCTCTCGTCAACGCCCTCGGGCAGGTTGTCCCATTTGAACACGCTGATGGCGAGATTCATGAGTCTCCACATGAACATGGTGGCGGTGTCCTGATTGTTGATGAACGTCTCGGCGTCCTGCGCCCTGGAGCCGTTCCCCATGATATCGGGAATCATACCCGAGGGCGTGAAGAAACCAGTATACATAATCCTCCTATGCCAATGCGTTGGATTGCGAATAGTCGCCGAACGTAGCCGTATTATGCCAGAACGTCACACCGGCGTCAAACGCCCTGCGGATAACGTCCAGCGCGTCGGCGGGCGTGCCCCTGCCGCGGGTGAACGGTGCCGCCGAACCGGCACCCGCGTTGAGGGAGCGGGGGGCCGCGCCTCCCGTCTTCACGTAGTTCCACGAGGGGCGCGAGGTGATGTCGACGGCCTCGATGCGCTCGACGGCATATCCCCACCGGTCGAAGAACTGGTCAATCTGCTGGGCGACCTCGGCCTTCACGCAGATACGGTTGATGAACACGCCCTGCGCGCCCGTGGAAAACAGGGTCTCGCCGTTGACCTGCCCCCTCGTCGCGGTCGGCTGCCTGGATGCGTTTACCATTCCCGCCGTACCGCCGGCCGCGGCGGCTCCGGCCTTCTTCAACGTTTTAGCGCCCTTGCCGGCATTGCCCATCTGCTGCGCCACCTTGGAGGCCAAGTCGGCCTCGTCCGCGTGTGCGAAACCCTCCATCGCGGTAAGTCCCTCGAGCTCGGACGATGCGGCCGCCAGAGTCGTGCCTCCGGTGAGGCCGGCGAGCGCCACGCCCGCGACGGTGAGCGCGATGGTTCCGCCATTCTGGCCCACCCAGTTCTGGAATGCGTTATTGGTCCACGAACCCAAGCCCCCCGCCTTCACGACGATCCCGTCATCGTAGTCCAATGCTATGCCCCTGTAGTTGTACGGGAACGCGAACGCCTGGCACAGCGGGTTGAGAGCGTACTTCACGCGGACGTTCGTGGTCTCGTTCATAAGCTCATAGCGCAGCTGCACACGCTGGCCCTGCCCGTCGCCAAGCTCGGCAAACGAATAGGGATAGTAGTGGAGTTTTGCATTTCTGGGGGTATATCCGTCCAACGTTCCCTTGTTGGCGGGAATCGATAGATCGAGCTGCGACGCCAACTCGATATCGGTGCCGCCCTGCACCGTGACGCGGCCCCCGCCCCCGCACATGGACGCCGCGAACGCGGGAACCGTGAAGATGGCGACGATACTCTCGACCGAACCCGCGAACGTCAACTCCTGGAGAAATGCCTCCATGTCCTCGGAACCTCCGGCGGTCGTGTTGACGGGGAAGTAGTACATGGCGCAACCGCAGGCGATACCCTTATTCACCGTCATGGCGATAGGCTTGGCATAATAGCCCTGGGGGTTGAGAACGTCATCTACCACATTATTGTTCTTCTCCGGTTTCGCCGAGGTCATCACGATGAATCCGCCCACGCCGAACGTCTTCCTCGACACGCCGTCGCCGACATAGATGAGGGGGAACGACGGTTCCTCGCTCAACATGTACTCGGCAGCCTCGCGGGGCGTGGTCTCTCGCTCGATGAAGCAGGCGGGAATCTGCCAGTCGACACCGTATAGGTACGTCTGGAACACGTCCGTATCGAGTGTAATCTCCGAGGTGTGGTCGTTGATGTACTTCACATCGCCGACAAAACAGTAGATGTACCCATCTGTAAGGGATTCATTCCTATACATGCAGTAGTTGCAGTGGTAGAGCCTGTCGGCCTCTATTGCGACCTTGAGCCTCCGGTTGCGCCCGATGTACGTATAGTTGTCGCTGGATAGCGTCATGCGCGCGGCGATATCGCCATACTGCTCCTCCAGGGATGTATACAGGCGCACGTTGGAATAGCCGCTGTCCCACGGCACGGAGCCGAAGAGAATCTTTCCAGAGGGCGAGTAGTTGGGAAGTGCCATCTATCCTCCTAATAGAAACAGGCCGCTCCCGTAAGATACAGGAACGGCCTTACACGGTATGTATATCAGTGCGCCGCGGTAACGGTTACCTGGGCGGTGCCGGTCTGACCGTCCTTCGCCGTAGCGGTGACGGTGAGGACGTTGCCGACCGTCTCGTCGGACGCGACGCGCAGGACACCGGACGTGCCGTCGATACGGGTACCGGAGGCCAATGCCTCGGTTCCCTTGACCGACCATTCGACAGTCTTCTCGAACAGGCCGGTACCGGCCACCTCCGCCGACATGACGATGGAGGTACCCTGAGCCGCATTCGCCGTGGAGGGAGACACGGTGACCGCCGTGACCTCGGATGCCTGCGAGGTGAACAGGACGGCGTTTGCGAACGGGGACACGGAGAAGGTCTTCCACACGTGGAAGAAGTATTGCCAGTACAGGCCCTCGCCGTTGTAGTTCTCGGTGAACTGCTCGAAGTTGTCGAAGCACATGAACCAGTCCTTGGAGAGCTTGATTGCGCTAATCATGCGGAGCGCCTTCTTCTCCTCGGCGGTGAAGGGCTTGTACGCGGTGTCGTTGGCGAACAGCTCGGCAAGGCGCGCCTCGTCATCGGCATCGAACTCGAACGAGTCCACGGCGATGCGCCTGGAGATGTAGTCCACCTCGGAGAGGTTGAACGCCGCCGCCAGAACCTTAACGCCCAAGATTGCCTCGGCCTCGTTGGGAACGATGATGACCTGGTCGGCGATGGGCGTGGAGTTGCGCACGCCCGCGCGGTTATACAGCGTCTTGAGGAACTCCAGGTTGTTGGTGTACTGGCGATACTTGGTGATTGCATCGTCGGGGTCGGCACCGTCACCGGAGATGGGCTCGGTGACCACCGTGTAGATACCGCCGTTAATTGCCTCGCGTGCGAGCATGTACTTCTTGGTGAGGAACGTGTCCAGATTCATGGCGGTATACAGGGAGTCCACGATACGCGCAATGAGCTCGTTCATGTCGTAGTAGGACAGGAACGCCTGGCGCAGCTGGTCGTTGGAGATGGTGACCTTGTAGAACTTCTGGTAGTTCATCGAGTGGAACGCCGCGCGCACATCGGGAATCTCGCGCTTGAAAACCTGAGTTTCGGCCTTTGCGGGGTCATAGGAGTGAGGCTTGGCGATATTGACGAAAATCTCCTCGACGGTCTCCCCGTAATCGAGCCTGCCCATGTCGAAGACCGCCCACTTGTCCTTCCACACGCGGGAAGTGACGATTACGCGGGCGATGCGGTTGACCAACGCGGTAAGGTAGGCGTTCTGGTACGCCTCGTACTGCATGATGTACTGGCCGATATTGTGGAGCGAGCGATTGTCATCGGGGATGCGGACGGGGTTCACGCTAGGCATCGGCGCGCACCTCCTCCACGAGGCCTGCATCGATGAGGCCCTGACGCAACGTCGGGTTGTCGTTGATGATGGATTCCACCACGTCATGCGAGAACTCGGGGTCGTCCTTGAACTTGTCGTAGGCCTGCATCACTTCTGGATTGGGTTTAGTCGGCATTGTACTTGTTCCTTCCTGCGAATAGGGTTTCAAACGTGGAGGGCCTATCCTCCTCCTTTACCTCCTGTGCCTGCACCTGCCTGGCATGTTGGGGAGAGGACAGGAAAGCGTTTGCGAACTTGGTCTTGGCGGCATCCAGCTCCCTCGCCAAGTTGTCGCGCTCGGCGGCAAGCTCGGTATTCTCGCTCTGCGCCTGCTCCAGCTGGACGGTCACGTCATTGTAGTCCTCCTCGGAATACACTGCGGCCTCCTCCATGCCCTCGGGCAACTCGTCCATGAAGACGTAAGGCATGATTAACCTCCTCTCTTTACACCTAGAATATATTAGCCGCGGGAACCGGTGTCAACTGTTTTCTCCAGAATCTCGGCGCCGTGCTCCTGCAACGCGATGAGCGCGTCGATGTTGCTGCGGATATCCGGGAACATCCCATGCACCCGCTCGAACGTGTACGTCTTGAAGGCGTATGAGCCGTCTGCCTCCAGATAGACGATATCATACTCGTAGGTATCCGGCGTCGCCCTCATGCGGACATAATACTCATTTGTCATGTTTCCTCCAAGAGTCAATGCTGTCGATAATAAACTCTGCCGTCAAGAAGACGGCAACGGCAGTCAAAATAGTCGAGTTGATAATCAAATAGGCATTTAGCACCGTTCCCATATCGCACCTATCTCCTAATCTCCATATCTCCCTCGTACAGCACGATACCGCCGTGCACGCGCCTCGTGTAGAGTTTTCCCGGGTAGACGCTACCGAAATCGAACGTATCTATATCCACGTACCTATGGCATTGGCTCGGCATACCCGCCACATGGACCGTCGGCGCATCACTTCCCTCCTCGTACTCCACATAGCACTTGGCCCGGAGGAACTTGGCCTGATAGAACGTGCTCTCATGCTTCCATGCGCCCAGGCGCACGGCGTCCACGTCGATGCATTCCGGTATCTCCGTGCCGATGAGGTGCACGGAATCGGTGTCGGCATACGCGAACCTGCCGTACACGGATTGCGCCGTGGTGATCGTCTTGTATCTGGCCCACGCCGTGATGAACACGCCGGCGGGAAGGTACACCGGGTCGCGCTCCTCGGGAGGGAGGGCCACATATCGCAGCACGTCGTTGACGAGCATGGGCCTGCGCGAGTAGACCGCGGTGCGCGTGGCGAACTTACCGTACAGGGAGTTGAGCATCAGCTTTGCAATCTGCCGCATACCCGAGTTGCCCTCTACGGTGGCTTGGTTCTTGACGCCAATCCACCTGTCCACATATGACTTGAACAGGAACGTCGCGCTCCTGAACTGGTAGCCTCCGTGCCAGCGCAGGTTGTAGATATGGTACTGCCGCGTGATGAGCTTCCAGTCCACCGAGGTGACCGTGAACGTCACGTCGCCGTCGCTGCGCTCGAGGTATTCCGTCTGCCTGAAGCGGAAATTGCCCTTGAGCTGGATGCACGGGAGGTGGCCTTCGCGAATGCGGAAGGAACACGTGACCTGCGCCACCCATAAGTCGAAGGCCTCGCTGGGCTTGGGCTTGCCCTCGAACCCCACGGCCCTGCCGTAGGGCAGGCGCTCGCCCGAGCAGCTCGCCATCACGGACGGGTACAGGCTGTTGACGTCGAACACGATGCCCTCGCCCAGCTTGCGGCCCTGAAACTTAGGGTTTACGTAGGTCCAGCCGCCCCGGTAGGCCTTGCGGATGAACTCATCCTCCTCGGGTTCGATGTACGGGAACCACTTGCGGAAGCCCTTGCGGCCTCCGCTCATGTCCCGGTAGTTCGCGAGCGCGTTGCTGCCGGCCGTCATCTTGTCCAGGCCCTCGCCCAAGAACTTCTCCATAACCATGGCCGCGATGAGCACGTCGTTGTCAAGGTATGCAATCTCCTCGTCGGTGAGCCGGTGGCCGATCGGGCGCGGAGCGGAATAGTCGATACTCCCCTTGAGGATGGGCAGCTTGTAGGCCTTCGCCATCTGCGCGATGGAGAGCGGTACAATCTTGAGCGAATCCATGATACGCACGCTCAGCGACTTGCTGAAATAGAGGTCGATACAGTACACCTGATTGGCATCGCTGATAACCGTGGTATACGTGTGCGAACCGGCCTTGGACCTATCGTCCACCCATGTCCAGCCGTTGCGCTCCAGCCAATCCATGATGAACGCGCCGTCGAACGCGAGATTATGGAAGTACACGTTGCACGGGCCGTTCGCATGGCACCACCCGATGAACCATTCAACCGTTGTCCCGCGCTCGATATGCCCGGTGTTTCCGATCTCACAGGTGGCAGCGGCCCAGACCCGGCAATCTTCCATATCCGTGGTGGTCTCGAAATCCGCCGTATAGCTCTTGCGAATCAACGTGTCCCCCCACCATTCATCGCCGCCGTCACCGAAGACGCTGACCTCCTCGCGGTCCATGAGGTCCGCCAGCGCGTTATAGATAGAGTCTATCTCCTCGCCCGACATCTTGGACAATATATCCGGGTCGCCAATCATCCACATGGGTTCGGGGATGACCCGCCTGGCATCGCTAACCTTCATAACCGACCTTCCTCGCCCTATCCGCCACGAACCTCACGGCCCTGTTGTGGCGTGTCTCATAGGGCGTGTTCACATAGGGGTTGCTCTCTCCGCCGCTCTCGCTGATGTAACTCGGGTCCAACTCGTCATATCCCAGCGCGAACAGCTTGTTGATATAGGCCGTGGCGTTGTCGGCCATCCAATCGAGCGCGTCGATAAGCTCCTGATACCCCGCCATATCCGAGTGATGGTTATCGGTGGCCGTCCACGTGGACCTGTAGACCTCGTACATGGCGTCCGGAGCCACCTGCTCGCGCTTGCGCGAGGCGTCCTCCTGTTCCCACCTCTTGAGCGTGTCGGAATCGACGTCCGTATAGGAATCATCGAACTCCCCCTCATCCTCGGGCATTAGGTCATTATCCGTGGTGAGCGTGCCGTACTTGGCGGGAGACAGCGACTTCATATCGTAGGAATCGTCGCCCTCGAAGAACTCCTGCGAGATAGCCTCGAGCGTCTTCTTGCGCTGCCTGCGTATGGCCCGCATATCCAGCTTGTACTGGCGCTCGGAATACTTGGTGGTGAGCCTGCCCAGATTATCCGTGGTGATATCGAGTGCATCCCTGTTGACGCTCTTGAGCACACGGGTAAGCTCACTGTACCTACCGTGTTTCCTGTCCGACTTATAGCCCACGATACGCCGGAAGTCGTTGACTGAATGCACGCGCGACATGATACCCTCCACTGTAACTCGGCTCGGCAGATAGCCCTTGAGGATAGACTGCCCCTCATCGTCAAGCTCGTGTTCCCTGCGCGTGATTGCCGCATTGAACGCGCGCACAGCGGAGCGCAGGCGGGCTAGGCGCGAGGCGCTCCAGTTGAACCTCGGCATATCACATCACGACCCTGAGCCTCAACCGCTCAAGGCAGCGGAACTCCTCGCCGCGCTCGGACACCACGTAGAAACCCCTGGTCTCGACTTGGCCGTAGAGCTGGAAAATGGCGACGAGCGAGGCATCGAGGTGGAAATGGAAACGACGCGACAGCGAGTCCGTAAGCCAGTTCTGGCGTATGCGCGCCTTCTCGAAGAACTTACGGCGGTGGGTCTCGGAGGAGAAGTAGAACCTGTAGCCGTCCACCTCCGCATAGAACGGGCTATCCTCGATGGCGTAGCACACGCCGTTACGGGTGATATCGGGCATATCCTACCGCCTAACCAGATTAACGGCAGAAAACGCACCTATAGCGGAACACACAAAGCATAGGAACGAGAAAACGAGCCACAGCCTATCACAGGTAATAGAATAGCAGCCGATAAACTCTAAACCCGCAAACCCGCATAAAACAGAAATAACACTGTCGAAAATCAGTTTCTTCACAACATTGACCTCCTGAAAATGAGGGGCGCAAAGCGCCCCTCGTAATGGACAGCTAGTCGAGCGGGATGGGGTTATCCTCGATGAACTCGACCGACATGTAGTCACGTCCGCGCCTGGAAGTACGCTTGGTGAACTTCATGGACGCACCGGCGAGAAGATTGAGGGCCTGCTCCTTGGACCCCATGTCCTTCTCGATGGTCTTGATATCGTCGGTGACGATGGAGTTACCGAACATGAAATTATCGGGATACTCCTCGAACAGCATGACCGCGAACGGCGCGTCATCGCCCTTGATGAAACCGTAGTCCTTGAGATGGAGACCCTCGCCGACGGGAATGTCAGTCTTGGTACGCCCCTCCATGAACGGAATGCCCTCGCCCTTGTTGAACTTGTCGAAATAGCCCATAGCTACCTCCCTGACCGTGTGGCGAACCCGTTTTAGGTTACTTGATTGACCACGCGGGACATAGTGAGATTGAAAACAGAGAACACTATGCCCCGCGTGACCAATCCATGGGATTGGTCACGCTGCCGCTACTCGTCGAGCGGCATCTCCTCGCGGGAGTCGGCAATCTCGAGCAGCTTCTCGGTCGTAAACTTGTAGACGACCTTTGCCACCTTCTTGGCGTAGACCTCAGTGCCACGCTTGCACTCGACTCCGTTATCCGTGATGAACTTGCGGATATCGGTCTTAGTAAGGGAAGTATCCTCAACAGTGCCGACAGGATTGCGCACGAGGTCGTAACGACCGTCCTCGGCCTGCTGGAGAGACTGGATACCGACCTCGAACTTGAAAAAAGTAATCTGACGTGCCATTTTGAATCCTTTCGTTGAAAATTGGCAGAATTGGAACATGTTTATTATGGCAGAACGGTAATTGCATTGAATCGAGAATCTGAAAACTCAAGAAGTTTCATAAAGTCTTCACAAGCTATTCATCGATCAGGCAAGACGGGATATCGACGTTGCAGGTAAAATACCCTGAGCGCATGAGACGCTCAAGCACCTTATCATCATCATCATACATAATATTCTCTTTTCAAGGTTGGCAATATCGCCATGCCTGCCGACCCTGTAAAGTCGGCAGACTGGGATATTAAAAGATACGCTTAGTAACGTAGAACTCCCCACACTCCCGTAAGTTTCGAGCGACAACTTTACGGGAGGCAAGCGAACAATCATCGACAAAATCGAGAACGCCATCGATATCAGTGATAAAGCCATTCAGCCTATAACCGGTCATCGCCGACAAAGCCAACGACAATACTCATACGCAGCAGCTTTTTGTGCGAATACGAGCCATAGACGTCGCCAAGCTCTGTAGGCATAGGCCTGCCCGCCCAATCATAAAGAGGCGTGCGAGCGACGCGCTTGCGAGGATGAACAGTGAAACAATCATTCAGATTAGTCATGATGAACTCCAATCTTTTTTTCGATAATATGGCTATCGCTGCCCACTCGGTAGAGTGGGCAGAGTAGGCATATTATTCGTCAACGTCACAATCATTAAACTGGGCAATAGTATCGCAAGGCAAGCCATCATCCCACACGAAAATACAAACAGAATCGTACTCGCCGGACTCGACCAATCGAATACAAGTAGCAAATGCACGATACGCGCCGGCAAGGGTATACATACCCAAGCACTTAATATCCCCACCACGGAACAAATCAACAGAATAACTGCACATAACTAATCCTCCCCATGGCCCCTGTTAGCTGGTTAATTGGTACACCTATATAATACGCTATCAGTACAGACGTTGAACATAAACACATATGCGCACATTATCTACACCTGTCTCTTATACACATCTCCGAGCCCACGAGACAGGCAGAAATCTCG